GGTTTCAACAACAGGGCAGTTGGTGCTAACAAATACGTCAATGCCGTACAGTTGACCAATCTGACCACCAGTTACCTGACCGTTGTTTACGAAGTCAGAACTTACGTAACGGTCAATACCCATGATGGTGTTGCGTACTGAAGGAGGAATGACGAAGCAACGGTTTTCCATTGGTACGTCAGCATCGTCTAGCTTCTGGATGATAGCACGGAAACCAGCGTCAGTGAATACATCAGCAGTGGTTACAGTGTCAGCCGTATAGGTAGACAGGCCGTTGGTAGCGTCTACAAAGAACGTACCGCCGTTGTTGAGGTAAGTCGTAGAAGACGTACCAGCAGAACCAAGGCCAGTAGCCAAGCCGTGAAGGTCGGTGTCAACTTGCTTCGCCAAAGCGTAGCCAGCATCTTCCGTGTAGAACTGACGTAGTGAGCTAAGAGCCTGTACGTCCGTAATGTCTTCAATCAGACGTGAGTATTCAAAGTGCTTGTCAATAGAGATTTGCACTTCACCTTCCGTAGCGTTCTGTACCGTTACAGCAGTGTTCTCAGCTTTAGCGTGAGCATCACCACGGACAGGCTTAGGCACATGGATGGTATCACCCTTCTTGCCAGCCATAGACATCTTCTTGACAAGGTTTGCCAATACGAGGTTCTTCTGGTAGGCTGCAACAATCTCATCACTCCAAATTTCTGGAATGAAAGTAGCTGCGCTAGTGTTGTCAACGAACCCGCCAGTTGCGGGATATACTGAATCAGTCATAATAAATATCTCCTAAGATATACTATCTGACCCGTTTTTCTGCGTATGCCTTCATAATCTCTGGTTGTAGAGCAGCATAGCGGTCAGGGTCGGTTCTCATAAGGTTAATAATGTCTGCGCGTCGGTAGATCTTTTTAGGTGCTGACTCAGTACTACCACTGGCATTACCAGTAGAAGCTGCCTTAACTGCTTGCTTACGGGATTGCTCCTCTACAGCGGCAGTCTGCTGTACAATGTTCTGTCGCTCTTTCCACAAGCTAAATAGCTCATCAGCGGCTTCACTGTCGTACTGCTGGTCTGCTGCTACAAACAGCTTAGTCCTAACATTAGATGCCTTAATCCATTCAGCAAAGTTATTATCCTGCAAAATCTGTTGCATATCAGGGTGCTTACGTTGTAGCTCTGATAGTGCAGTGCTTGCACGATACTGTTGCGTTACGGCTTCAGCTTCCTTAATCTTAGGATGGTTCTGAATAGCCCTGTCTACAGCCTTATCAGGGTCTGTAAACCAATCTACTTCTTCGTCTTGTTGTGGTGCTTGTTGCGTATCTTCTGTGAGTTGTGTCTGGATATACGTATCAACAACTTTACGTAGCTCACCTACTTCAGAACTCTGTCGGCCCAATAGCTTCTCAGCTTCTTGGTGCATCTGTACAAGCTCTTCAGCAGTCTTGCCTTTGTACTTATCAGGTATCTCAGGTTCCTGTGGTTCAGGGGTTGCCTGTTGTTCCTCTGGTTGTGCAAACATCTCTAGTTGCTGTTCGTTATCTTCTTGATTATCCTGACGCTCAGGTTCAATAATCTTAGCCATTATTAACTCCGTACCTTAGTATTGTGGAGGTTTTTATTATGAAGGTTCTCTATGAGGTTTGCCTTCGCTCATGTGCCATGTGCTGTTCCCTACGCTTAACCCATCTGTCATGTGCATCAGGGAAGTCTCCACTGATACCTTCAAGATTAGATCTCACCGGGGAGATAACACGTTTAGCGTCCAAGCCACAACTGCACCTAGAAGTTGTGACATCAGACTTAACTAAATCTTCAAACAGTTTACCGCAAGGGCATCTAAAATCAAACAACCTCATCTACAGCTTCCTCAGAGTCTTCTGATTCTGCCTGTGATTGAGCATTGTCAATCTGTGTTTCAAGATTAAGTATGGTTGCTAGGATAGCTAACTGTCCCTTACGGAAGTTCAAGTTATCATTATCCGTAGTCATTTCTACTGAGTTGATCTGTCCAACATTACCCTGTAAGTCAGAGAGTAGCTGTTTCCAGCCTTCTGAACGAAACATTGCAAAGTAATTGTTGAAATAAGTTTCTAACTCTTGAGTCATTGTATTTTACCTTTGTTAAAGAATACTTGTGTACACTAATGTACCTATACATTATAGCATACTTTGACTCATTTGTCAAGTGTTTTTTAATAAAAAATTTATCAGGAGCGCAAGTATCATAGGCAGTAGTATAACCACAACGCTAAAGATAGCTGCGTACTGCTTAACCTCCTTCCAGAATTGTCTCTTAGCTGCTGCCTTCCTAGCTAACTCTAGTTGTTTAGCCTTCCTTGCTTCAGCCATAGCAGCCATAGCTTCGTTGTATAGCTGCCCGTTACCACTGACTGTAAAGAGATCTTTAATCTCCTTCATAGTCTCTTGTATTTGTTTCTTGGCTAGTGCAGCTTTGACAGCATCTGCTTCAGATAGCTTACCTTCATTCTGCGCTCTTGCTAGTTCAACCTCTGCACCGCCAAGGGACGATAGGAAACCAGAGATACTTGAGATGTCATTGGTTGTCTCCGCTACCCGCTTGATAGCAGATGTAGCAGCATTGACACCAGCAACAATTGCACTTATCTCTGCTATCATTATTAGCGGCCTCTACGTCCGCCTGTTGCTCTAGGCTTCATATTCTGACGCTTGCGAGCTTTAGCTGCCGCTGCTTTACCTTTAGGGGTATAGCTGTACTTCTTTCCGCCTACCATTGGCATTTACTTTCTCCTAGTTCTTGTTTTACGGGCTAGTGTTTGGTTAGCCCTCATGGACTTAGCGCCAGAACACTTCCAACGCTTACGTGATAAGTTATTAGGTGTATTAGGATCATTCTGCTTCTTTTTAGAAAGACGCTTTTTGATACCTAGCGACCTAGCACAGTAGCTGTCACCCTTACTGGTTCCCGGCTTTACTCTAGGGCCACCGCCTTTAGCTTGACCAGCCTGACCATAAGAGACTTTTTTACCACTGGAAGTCACTTTTACTTTAGCTTTACCTCTACGTGGACTAGGCATTACGCCGCCTTCTTGTTCGGTAGTTTCTTAACATTTTTTTCCTCTAACTCTTTAATCTTAGATTCTAGCTCTTCAAACTTCTTGTTGACCTGCTCTACTATCTGAGTTAGTTCTGTACGTGTTACGACCATCAATTTATCCTTGTTGCAGTCTAAGGGGTTGACTGGGTTGCTGTGGTTGTTGAGATTGATTCTTTAGGTCAATCTCTTTCTCTTTCAAGAATGTCTGAGCAATCTTCATACGACGCTCAAACTCCTTGTCCTCTTGGTCGCCTGCCTTCAGGTTAGCAGTGACTGCCTTAATCTGGTCAATCTGTAGCTCCTGTGGGGCAAGCTGTGTCTCTACAGCAATCTTCTGCGCTCTAGCACTAGACTCCTGTGCCTGACCATTAAGTGCTGCTGTCTGTGACTGCTGGAAGGCCATCTGTGCCTGTGCAGCCGCTTGTTGCATCTGCTGTTGTTCTTCAGTAGGCTGTGAGGCTTGCTCTGCCTGCTGTAGCTTAGCCATTAGTTCTTCACGGTTAGACAGGTTCATGTTGTCAATGATTGACTGAATTAACGTGTTGTACAGTGGAGACTCTGCTGGCATGGTTTGCAGTAGTTGCACAAGTTGCGTTACTTCGTACTCACGGGCAATGATACCTAGAGTAGATGTAGTGTTAAACTTGTAGTCCTTGACAGGGTAGTTCTCTGGGTCAAACTGCATGTAACGACAAGCAGCCTTCTTGACAAATGGGATTAAGAATGACTGCTGGAAATTAATCAGGGTACGCTTATGACGCTTGATGATTGCACCAAGGGACATGCTTATACCAGCAGCCGTAGCGTCACCGTTGATACTACCGGGGATACCAGCAGAGTCAATAGCACCTGTAGACATCTGAACCATCTTTTGTAGTTCTGCTGCTTGTGCAAAGGTAATCTGACTGACTTGACCAAAATTAAATGGATTTAGTACAGACTTAGGGTCGCCATTGGTCAAGATGATCTTACCGGGGCGTACCTCTGGCCTAGAGCCTCTAGGAAGCCGTGTAGCGTCCATAGCCATCATTGGGTGTACTGTTAGGGCTAGGGCATCAATACGTGCACGTAGCTCCGTATCAAGCGCCTTCTGACTGTTATAGCCCTTCTCACACACACCACGGCCCCAGAACCTACCGGGCACTACATCCCAAGGGAATGCTACTACAGGACGATCCTGCATCATGTATGGGTTAGCTTCTGCTTTTAGTAGGATGCCTCCATTAGCGACAACCACAATAGCTTCCACGTAATAGCTGGCATCTTCATCGTTCTCTGGTTCCTCTACTTCAATATCAGCAATGTCTTCGTCTTCGTCAAGCAGAGCTTCCTTCTCGCCAATCTCCAGCAAGTAGCGAGGCACAAGACCGTAGTACTTAGTTAGGCGTACCTTGTCATCGTCATAGCTTGTTAGGTCTTGGTCTGGCTCAAGGTCGTAGTCACTAGCTGCCTGACCTACATATACGTTCCTGTAGACACCTTCTTCCTGTAGTTGTTGTACCTTGTGTCTTGGCACAAACTCATCCACAGCAACGCCTATAGCGTCCTCAATGGACGTAGCTACTGGGTCAATTAGGAAGTTCTGAGGCATTACAGGGCGTAGTTTGACTACAGTACGGTCTGTTACGTTAACACCTACTGCCTGTAGCTGTCCGTCCATGATAGGCTGTGTAGCAGGAGCCATCTCTTTGACTTCCTCTAGCACTACTTCAGCTACACCAGTACCAAATACAGCACTGTTGATAAGACATTCACCTACTTGCTTGCGTATCTGTGTCTTCTCAAAGTCCTCATGCAGCTTTTGTCGCAAATAAACGACATCTTGGGCCTCTGCGTCACCCATATCGTCGGTAATGTCAAAATAACTACCACGACCAAAGGTTGCTTCCTCAATTTCTGCTACACTGGACTCTACAGCCTGCTGTAATGCAGGTGAGATGATACGTGAACGC